TACACATGGTGAAGTAACAAATAGATTTGATGATACCTTAACAATATCATATAAGGATTCAGATGGTAAGTGGATTTATAATGAATATAAAGCAACAACTGATCCTGGTTCTCATTGGGAAAAGAACTTATTGAATAAAGATGGTGTTGCAATTCTAAAGCCAGGTCAATATAGAGGTTCACACAAA